TTCTTCTTGCATTTGGCATATTATGTTACCGTAAAATAATCTACTGTTGATGTGCCACTGGCTGTTTTTACTCTCACATTAGCCGATGTGTGAATTTCAGATGAAAAAGCCTCACCCTGCGACAATATTATTACATACTTAGCCGTAACATCTGTTGTCAAAGAGATGAGAATATCTGTACCGCCTGTGTTTTTTACAAACACAAAATCTTTGCTGGAAGCTATAGATGTCGCTGATGTAGTTACGGTTGTGTCTGAAGTAAATACACCTGTACCTGCCAATGTAGCTGTCGTTTCACTGGAGCCTGTAAGTTTTCTGCCGCAATCACTATCAAGATAATACTTGCCTTCGGAAGCAATCTGCTCTTGTGGAACACAATGGTTTTTGTAAACTACCCTATATGTGGTCGCCATTAGCTTTCAGCTCTCTGAGGCTGTTTGTACTGAGAAAATCTTCCTGTGATTACTTTCAGTCCGCGCGCATAATCTGATTGTAATTGATCATACATTCTTGTATGCTGTTGAAATTTTAATGTCTGCTCCTGAAGTTCTTTTGCCACTTCAGCTGAATATTCTTTTACTTCTTCAGAGAACCTGTTTAGCGTCATCCTGTAATCCTGCATGGTCGCTTCCAATGTCTGCGATGCATTTTGGACATTTACACTGGTAGATTGACGCATTTTTTCAATAGAAGCCTGTGTGGACAATTGCATTTTTGTTGTAGCTGCGGAAGTTGATTGTTGCATTTTTGATGTAGCAGCACTCGTTGATTGTTGCATCTTCGCCGTAGCAGCACCTGTTGATTCCCTCATTTTTGCTATAGAAGCATTAACATCATTGGAAGCATTGGCAACAGACGCTTGCGTTAAACTCGACATTGAAGCATTGTTGGTAGATACATCGTTAGAGGCGTTTGCGATCGAAGCCTGAGTTAAGCTTGACATGGAGGCATTATTCGTTGAAACATCGTTGGCGGCATTGGCGATTGATGCTCTTGTGGCATCTCCGGCTGTCGCGATCGAGGCCTGTGTTGATTGCCTTGCGTCTTCAATAGTGGCTTGCATAGCTGCCGATGCGTTTTGCACTTCAGCCTGAAAAGCACTAATATATGTTCTTATCTTTGAAACTTGCGCATTTGCCAATTCAATATCCTCATCATCTTCAATCATATCTCCAAGTAGTTCCCACCATGTATCAAACTGAAGCTGATCAGTCGCATCCCCGGCAACTCCACCGGTAAGCAAGCTTGTAAGGCTTCCACTTGCCCCTGTTGAGTCTTGAACTACCGGTTTTGTATAAGCAGCCCCCGATCCGGCTGCGTCTGACGGAGCATCTGAGTCTGATACCCCAGCTGCATCTTGTGGTGCCTCTGTATCAGTCACGCCAGCTGCATCTGTAGGCCCGACTGTGATTGAATCTTGTGCAACTGTGATTGAATCCTGTGCAGCTGCTATAGAATCTTGTGCAACTACTATGGAATCCACTGCTGCAGTAATCGCATCACCCACGGACGCATTTGCATAAGATATTGCCGGAAGGGCAGGAACATCAGGCGGGACTGCGGTAATACTGGCGATGTTATTCACCATAATTCTTTGTAAACATTTCATTGTAGCGCCGACCACAACAACATATTCATATTCATCAGGAAATCCGGTAATTGAAGATGCGCCGAAAGCAACGGAAGGATTAGTTACATAGTCCACCTGAAATGCGTTAGGACTTACTCCCGGAGCTGGGTAAACAAAAACATGACTATTTTTAAGAACATACACAGGCTCTGAAGTCGATGGATGCCACATACTGTTCACATCCTGCACCCGGCGAAAATATGAAAGTGGAACTGGTTTACAATCCTCATATTCACCATCGGTTCCATTTTCTCTTATTACACTTAAAATAAGACATTTTTCAATATTCAATTTTACTGCTGTAACATCGCCTGAACTGGTCGAAACAACCCACAAACATTCTTTAGGCAGTACGCTGATTATCTCAGCAGCCGAATCTGTTAAACTGTCAGTGATCAGCTGGGTATCGCCAACCGATCCTATTAAATCTTCTACTCTAACTTGAAATGTTGCCATTATTTACTCACAAAATCTTGTAGTGGTTGAGGAACAAGATCGGGCATCGCTTCTCTCGCTCTGTCAGTTCCCATATATTCTGCTTCCAAAGCCTTTGCCAACCCACGATGCCCTGATCCAAGCTGTAAATTGCCGTCAAGGTTAATTATTTGCGCTGCTGCCCTGTGTATTGCTGCTGGTAGGAGCTGGGCTGGTAAATCAACGCGACTTGTATTATCTGTCTTTGGCTCTGGTCTTGCATAATAAAACACTCGGACAGATGAACTATCTGAAGAAGGAGTCTTATTAAAAACAATTTTTACTGTGTCTTCCTGCCATTTCCCGGCTGTGGCAACTGCCCCATACCCTGAACTGGTATCTATTGCTACAGTAAAGGTATTTGCATCAGCTACTGTAACTGCAAGTCTTTTGTCGTTAAGCGCATTGACACCTGTTGCTGTAAGGTCAAGTCCAACCACTTCACTGAATATTGCATAATCCCCGGAATCAAGTCCGTGGGACGCAGCGGTAATTGAGCAGGGATTGGCTCTTGTCCCGGCAGTAAGACTGCCTGATGTTGCGTCTGTTCTCAATGTGTATCCGATATTTGATATCGTATCTTCATCTGTGCTGAAGAACATAACGCTATCGTCAATATAAGGCACTGCTCTTGTTGCCCCGGTACTATCTTCCAATTCAACTTTATAAATCTTGTTAGACCGCTTTTCATCGGTCAGTACATACTCTTTCCCCGAAACTGAAAAACTTGCTCGGACTGATTTTTTTACCAAACGCAATCCAATATTCTCCACCTCCTGGTCGAAAAACATCGCCTTCAGGGTTTCCGTAACTGGATAGCCAATAGCCGCTTTATTCACAGCGGCATCAATAAGTTCGTATGCTTCTCTATATCTCATTATTTTTTGCTTTTAGTTTTGCGTTTTTTACGCTTTTTTTTCATTTTGGATAAACCGCTAATAGTTCTTTGACTCCCATCAGAGAATACAGTTGCCCCAGTTCCGTAAGTAGTGTCAGCCATTACTTCTTGCCTTTTTTCTTTTTCATATATTTCTTATGCTCTCCAAGAGCTTTTTTTCGGGCTTTACCCTTTTTGCCTTTGTAATGTTTAGGCATATCTTTTTCCTTTTTTGTTGTTTAGGGGGCGGATAACCACCCCCCAAACAGTTCATATGAAAGTAATCAGACTTATGCTGACAATTTCAGAATAGCGTGAGTTTGTTCATTCCGGGCTTCCGGGCCGAACTCCATCATCCATTCATCTGTTTGCCCATCACGACCATCTTTAACGATGTCTTTTCGAAGCTGCATATCACGACCGGCCAACGGACGAACTGCAAAGTTCGCCGGGTCGATCACAAGAGCGTAATCTTCTAAAACACCATTCAAGAGGGGGTGAGGAATAAAGTCTAATTCACCAACTGCGCCAACGAATCGGCGCACGCGAACACCAGCAGCTTGGGAAGAATCGCCAAGATCATAAAAAGCCGTGGCTCCGGTGCCAGCACCGGTTCCAAGTCTAATCATTGAGGCGAGTTTTCTTAGCCACTTATTCGATGCAAACACTGTTTTACGCATTGAACCATCAATCATGTCATGGAAGATGTATTCGCATACGCCATCCATGTCACTCATCGTTCCAGATGCATAACCCAATTGCAAATTGGAGTTGCCACGACCATCATTGGTCTTGACAAATCCTGTTAGAGCTGTTCCGCCAACGCCAAAACCGGCAAATGTCCGTTTTGGGTTTTCAGATGTAGCGTCTAAACTGTAATCACCATTAGTCATCATCGCGTATTCGCAATCGACCTTGATTTTTGCAAGTTTTCGTGCCTGAAGACGAGCCAGTTCCGATCCGCCGTAATGCTTTGCAGCATCGGCAGTACCAGTGATGGTGTAGGGTTCACGAAAAATCTGTGTGCAGTTCTTTAGCCTGCGAACTTTTTTCCGTGTTTCCACACCAACTGCGGCACCTTCAGCAATTCCAGAAACTCCATTCTCTTGGATGAAGTAATCTGCATCCGCAAGGTTATGAAGACCAAAACCACTATTAGCGCCAGTCGGAGATATGTTATGACCGTAATAAGCGGTCGCACTACCGGCATCTTTAAATGCGCCAGCATTGTTAACATATGTTAGATTGACATAAGCGTCAGAGTCGCCTGTAAACAGGTCAACTCCATCAGCATTAGCTTCGATATACCATACAGAGTCACTACCAACAGTGCCTGTATGACATCCAACGAATTGAGCAGCTTTGTGATTTGTGGTACCACAATCAACATTCTGACCAACAGCAATACACAAAACATGAGTATTAGCTGTAGGCAATGTTGCCGTAGAACCGGAAGTTTCTGTAAAAGTAACAGAATACACAGCGCCTGCTTCAAGGCCTTCCATCTGCGCTTGTCTATCAAAGTTAATAATAGACGCGCCGTTGTTGGCCCCTTGCGTTGTTTCGTATGCGGTATCAGAGATAGCTGTTGTAGCCGAGTCAGCCCCGGTATCGAACACATCCTGTTTGATGGTTCGTTTCAGCATAAACTCATCTTCCATCCATTCGAAGATCGGCACTGGTGTTACAGAGCTTTTCATTCCAAAGATGGAAAGAATCGGTGTTACATCGGGATTGTAATAGTGAATTTTACTTCCAAGTTCAAGTACCTGTCGTTGCGTAGCATCACTGAATTGCAACGCGGTACCAGTTCCATAAGTAGTAGCCATTATTATTATTTCCTTTTGTCAGGGGTATAGTTATTAGAAAACTGCATTATGCCGTCCATAAAATCACCCGCTTCCTTAGTTGGCGAGTTTATTGGAGAAGGTGTAACTCCACTAACGCTCGCAAGACTCGTTCGACCTCCAGAGCCGGAAGGTTGATTTGCGGACGGTTCATCCGGTACAGTTTTCTTGTTTCTTTGCTCACTCATATAGCGCCAGATATTGACGAGATTTTCAGGAGTAACAATATTGGGATCGTTAATAAAATCCCTGTACTCTGTAATGTCAGTCGATGAAAGACCAAGATTGTGAAGCGTATCTTCTTCAGCCTGGACTGCTTCTTTAGCCGCAAGTTCCTGCCGGAAACCGGCAAGCTCCTTTTTAGCTTCATCCGCGCCCGCGCTTACAAGATACTTATCATAATCCTGCCGGTACTTCTGTGAGGAAGAACCATCGATATTTTCCTCGTAAGGATCATAATCTTCAGGTTTTTCCGGCGGTTTGGTTTCTTGACTTGCACTACTTATCTCACCACGAAGTTTCTCCACAATTTCCGGATTGTCGTGCAGAAATGAATCCAATTGATCCAATTGCTTGTATCGATCGGAGTTACTTCCTGCTTGATTTGTGATTCGATCCTTCTCACCTTGCAGTTGTTTGTATGAATCAGCCAATTTTTCACGGCCTTCCGGGGTATCCCGAAATTTGTTATCAATTAGCCAGTTCTCCTTCTCCTGCTCAGTCATCTGTTGCTGTGAGTCAGCACTATCTTCAGCAGATACATCTTGTCCAGCCTGATTCTCATCGGGAGAGCCACTGTGTCCTTTATTGAACTCACTTAATGTGTCCATCATAAAGTCACCAGTTGAGTTATCTCCAGCTGGGGGTGTTGTTATCTGCGCTTGTTCATTAGCCATTCGATGCTCCTGTTGTTGTGCGGTTATCCAATTGCTGGAGCCGCTGTTTCAGAGTTAATCGCGTTTAGAACAGAAGATGCACCCTCTTTTACCTTTTTCGAGGCATCTCTCTGTCTCGCTTCTTCAAGTTTTGCGTTCGCCTTTACATTGCTTAAAGCCTGTTGCACTGGCTTGGTTGCTTCAGCAATTTCTGCTCTCATATTAGCGTGGAATATTTCTCTTTCGCGTGTCTGCATATCTCCCTGCATTTGTTTCATCTGGCCTTCCATCTGTTCAACCGCACCGCGAAGTTCCTGAATTTCACTATGCCGTGCAATCAGCGATGCTTTATCCACATCGCCCTGCATATTCATAATCACCTGTGTCCTGTCGTATATACCTGCATTTAAAAGCGTCAAGTCTCTTTGCAGATCAGCCGCAGGCGATTTCGCCCTTGTGCTGCCAACAACAACTTTTATATCCACTTTCGCAGACTGCATATCGTACATTTTCATTACAGCTCCGGTCTTATCATCAATTACCGGTTCATTCAGCATTAATTCTTTTTCCTGTCCGTCAGGATTAACTACCCTTAAAGTTCTTTGGCTTGTATAAACATGAGGCATCCATTCCTGTGCAACCAATGCCGCTTTGGTAATCATATCATACACCGGAAGTATCTTCCAATTTTGCTTTCTTGCCACCGCTTCATCAACGATCTGCGCTTCGCCTACAGATCCCGGTGCGTCCGATGCTGATCCCTGAAGATACTTGTATGCACCGAAAACCTGTTCAATGTCAAGTTCATATCGCTGTTTTTCTGTATATAGCTGGCTGCTAACAGAGGGCGGCGCGAACTCTTTTATTTTCTGCTCCCTCAAAGCACCCGGATTAACGCGAATTAGCGCATTTGGAATGTGCCACTTATTAACTTCACCCGGATCGATCGCGCCATCCTCATAAAGTAGTTTAAAATTTGTTGTCGCGCTGGTGTGTGAGATCAAGAGCGCTTCTGTCCTGTTGAGCATCCGTTGTGGTGATTTTGAATGGCGCACATCTCCAGAAGGATAAGGCGTAGATGTATGTTCGTTACAGGCAGGAATTATTGGGTACTCAGTGATCGGCAGAACCTCATCGTACATTATCTGGTCGCCGAAAAGGGCAACTTCCCTGATATGTTTTTCATACACAAGTTCTTCCATCAGCATACTTTGCTTCACCAATTCGCCATAGCGCTGGTCTTTCAGCATTTCTTTATACTGATCGCGATTAAATTTTTGAGATTTACCGGTATTCATATCGGTAATCATTACCATTGGGACATTGACTTTGCTGAAACGCACATATTTGCGAACCATTGCCTGATGATCTTTGCCCACATCATCTCTCGTCCACACTTCATCCCTTGAATATTTTCCAGAACCCTGCTCATTGACTTCGTGATCTTCCCTTGCTTCCTCGATCTCCTTCGCATATTGTGGAAAGACTGCTTTAAGCGCCTGTTTTGTGTGTAAATCTGAAAAAATCATCGAAGACGAGTCGGAATAATCAGAAAGCATTGTATTGGGATCGACAAACACCGATTCCGGCGACAATCTGCGTACTCTTACGCCACCCATACCGCCATCTGCGTTCCAATCAGGATATACATAAAAATAAGCAAGTCCTTTTATAATAAAATCTTTGCAGGCCTTGCGAAACTGAACATCCCCTTGCGATTCCCGCCATACCCAATCGAGCATTTGATTGCATACAAAGGCCATCTCGCTATCGGTTTTGCCTATTGGCCTCACATCCCATTCGGGGGAAGCCGCCGCTATGTTAGCAAGCACCGTTTCCACTGCCGGCCTTATTTTATTATTAGCCTCCGGCGGCTGTCCCACGGATTCGAGATATTCTTTTTGGGCATCTGTCAGCTGATTGCCAAGATAAAAATCTTCATCTTCAGCCATTTGATAGCGCCATTCCTCGCCTGAAGACTGAAACAGTTTATATTCGTGCCACACTTCGGTGTGGTCAATTTTTGGAAGATCAAGTTTTTTTATGCTTATTGCCATCAGCTATAGAACACCTGACCGGTTTCCCAATCAGCCCTTATTTTATTTGTTTCCGGTTCGATCCATGTATTATTTTTATACTGCAGGTTCGGTTTCCACATATCATCAAGCGCCCAGCGGAGGGCATCAAGCGTATCTTTTTTAAACGACCCAACTTCTTTAAACTGTAAAAGTTCATCGATGAGATCGTAGTGTGTTTGTTTGACAAAGATCGCTTTAGACGCAAAATACGGTTGCATCTGCTTTATGCGGTAATATTTATTTTTAATTGCTTTTTTAGGATTAATATTTAAAAACCTTCCAGACTCTTTGCTTTTTCTCTGGATATAATCCGCCAGCATAACATGGCCTGTTTCTTCGATCTTTATATCCCGAGGGTTATAAATGTCAGCCATTGCAAATATGCGGTCTGCACCATCCATAGGGGAAACCTGCCCCCTGAAATAGTCAACCACATAGATGTTAAAGTCAGGATCGACTGCAATAACCATGATTACAGTGTAGTCAGCTTTTTTATTTTCCGAGGAAGCTGGGTCAACGCCCACAAAAATGTTAACAGGAACTCTTTCCTCGCCTTTTTCAGATATTTTAGTAACA